TCCTAAGACAAAGCAGTACAAGTCAACCGGGCGTCGTGACTGGATCATTCCATCCCTTGAGCTCTGTCGGAAAGCCTACGCCGCCGTGCATCGTGGCGCGCGGTTCGAAGAGGCAGTCGAAGAGCCAGAAGATCCCAAGCCCATACCGTTCTGAGCCGCGAGCCTCGCGGTTCTTGTTACCCCCTGTGTTACCTCGAAAGCGTTTAGGTATTGGCCCAACGTGCGATTGGTAACAGGGTAACAGGTAACAGGCAGAGTTTTAGTCTAGATCTGAGGGTGCATTCCAATCTCACTACCCCTATTGTATGGTAGGGCACTCCGAGGTTAGCTTCCGTATAGCTTCTTATTTTCATCTGTTACTACTGTTACTCTGTTTCCGACGATTAGTATCAGGAGCTTACAGGTAACAGATGGGTAACAGATAAAATTCCTATCCGTTACCTCGAGATTGGGCACATTGCCTAGCGGCGGTGAGCTGGTGATGGGATATAATTGACTCGTCACCATGAAGGAGCAGAGCAGTGGCGAATGAGTCTGGTCTTCCTGCAGTGGGTCAATGCCACGCCACGAATCGTCAAGGCAATCGTTGCGGGCGTCCTGTTGTGTATGGAGCCCGCGTGTGTCGTATGCACGGCGGCAATGCACCACACGTCATGGCTGCCGCTGCGAAGCGCCTCATCGCAACCTCTGCGCCACGCGCCGCTGAAGTCCTCAATGAACTCCTCGAGCCCACACCCGAAGATGCTTCCCCTTGCCCACTGTGCGGAAGGGACATGCCTCGTGATGAGGCACTACGTCATCGTGTCGCCGTGTCCATCCTCGATCGTTCAGGGATTGGGCCCACGGCCAAGATCGAACTCGACGCACAGATTCAAGTGGACTATGTCAGGTTCTTGCCCCGTGAGCAACTGGAGCAGATTAATGCCTGGCTGGAGACTGCAAAGCTGAAGGCTGCTGAGGAGCTTGGTGAGGATGGAGTTACTCCTTAGTTCAGATGAACTAGGCGCCGTCCACTCCCGCCTGGGTGTCGAACTTGACCGGGTTCGATACGAAGATGATCCCGCCTATTGGGTGCAGCGCCGTCTGAAGGAGTTCATCTGGTCAGGGCAACGTGCCATCATGGAATCAGTGCGCGATCACCGCCGCACTGCCGTGGCATCGTGCCACGAGGCGGGCAAGTCCTTCATCGCAGCGCGTGTTGTTTCTTGGTGGCTTGACAAGTACGATGTGGGAGATGCCTTCGTCGTGACGTCAGCCCCGACAGGCAATCAGGTCAAGGCCATTCTCTGGAAGGAGATCGGACGCACCCAGGCAAAAGGCCTCAGCGGGCGTACGAACCAGAGTGAATGGTATATGACGCCCGTGAGTGGCAAGGAGGAGCTCGTTGCCTTCGGACGTAAGCCTTCGGACTTCAATCCCAATGCCTTTCAAGGCATCCACGCCCGATACGTCCTTGTCGTCTTCGACGAAGCCTGTGGGATCCCAGGAGCCAAGAAAGCAACCCACAGCCTCTGGGACGCGGCCGACTCACTCATTGCGAATGACGAGTCCCGTTTCCTCATCATCGGAAACCCAGACGATCCAGAGAGTGAGTTCCATTCCGTGTGCCGACCTGGGAGTGGATGGAATGTCCTCAACATCTCAGCCTTCGACACGCCGAACTTCACGGGAGAAGCAGTCCCCGACCGAGTGAAGCAGGTTCTCGTCGGTCGTACCTGGGTCGAGGAGAAGCGGAAGAAGTGGGCGCCCGACTGGCAGTGGGTTGACAGGGAGGGCAATCCAAGCACTCCTGAGGAGGGCGTTCTGTGTGTCCCTCCCGAAGGCAAGAAGAGGACTGACTCGAACCCGTTGTGGCAGAGCAAGGTCCTGGGCCAGTTCCCTGAGAACCCGGTGCAAGGCGGGCTCATTCCGATGTCCTGGATCAGAGCGGCCATGTATCGGGAGCTTGAGCCTTCGGTGCCCGAGGAACTAGGTGTTGATGTGGGCGCCGGCGGAGACTCCTCGACGATCGCCCATCGCCGCGGCCCAGTCGTTCGTATTGTTCACGAAGACCACAACCCAGATACGATGCAAACGACGGGCAATGTGGTGGCCTGGCTCAAGCGGACGGGAGCAGAGATTGCGAAGATCGACCGCATCGGCATCGGTAAGGGTGTCGAGGATCGAGGCAAGGAGTTGGGCCATCCTTTTGAGGGCATCAACGTCGGTGAGAAGGCAGTCGATCCTGAGGAGTTTGCGAACCTCAAGGCGGAGTACTGGTGGGCTGTGAGGGAGAGGTTCGAAGCAGGAGACATCGACCTTGATCCTCAGGACGAGGACACCCAGGCTGAACTTGCTGAACTGCGTTACAAGAGGACAAGCCGCGGGCAGATTCAGATCGAGTCGAAGGACGAGGCCAAGCGCCGCGGCGTGCCGAGTCCGAACCGAGCGGAGGCAATCATGTTGTCCTTTGCGAAGCCGCCCCAGCGGCGACCTAAGGGAGGGTTGGTCTGGTGAGTGATCAGTTTGACGAAGGCCATCTCCCTGCTCCCAGGAACAATGGGTCCATCGCCAACATCAGGGCGTTGTCTGACCTGCTTGAAAGGGCGAGCATTGCTCGTCGTGCAGGCGTGACCTTTCAAGGAGAGCGTGACCTCTTTGAAGTCCTGGGATACAAGCGGAGCCTCGAGCCGAAGGACTACAGGGAGAGGTACCAACGTGGTGGCCTTGCAGCGCGGGTTGTTGAGGCCTACCCGAAGGCCACATGGCGCGGCGGTCTTGAGATCATCGAGGATGAAGACCCAGAGATCGAGACGTCCTTCGAAACGGCGTGGGTCGAGCTGAACGAGAGGCTCGGTATCTGGCAAGCCTTCCAGCGAGCGGACATTCTGGCAGGCCTGGGTCCGTACAGCGTGATCCTCATCGGCGCAGAGGGCAATTTGACGGATCCCATTGAGCGGCTGAGCCCTGAGGGCCTGCTCTACCTTGCCCCATATGGCCCTGATGAGGCGAAGATCGACAAGCTTGTGGGGGACACGGCCGACCCGCGCTTCGGTCTCCCTGACATCTATAAGATCTCCCGTACTTTGGCCAGCAACCAGAGATGGGAGCAGGCCGTCCATTGGAGCCGTGTCCTCCACGTCGTTGATGGACGGCTTGATGACCAGGTCAATGGAACTCCCAGGCTCGAGCGAGTGTGGAATCACCTCGATGACCTCGACAAGGTGACGGGCGGCGGTAGTGAGGCGTTCTGGCTCCGCGTTCATCAAGGCTTCGCAGTGAAGATCGACAAGGAAGTCGAGATGGGAGCCACTGACGTTGAGGCCTTGCGAACCGCGGCTGAGGAGTTTGCTCACCAGATGCGGCGAACGATCGCTATGAAGGGAGCAGAACTCGAAGCCTTGGGGAGTGACGTGGCGAACTTCGCCAATCAAGTCTCGTCGATTGTCTCCTTGATCAGCGGTGCCACGGGCATCCCACAGAGGATCCTCTTGGGCTCGGAACGAGGCGAACTGGCGTCCTCCCAGGACAAGGAGAACTGGGACGAACGAGTTCAAGACCGACGAGAGGACTTTGCGGAGCCTCATGTCAGGGAGTTCATCAATCGCCTCCAGAGATGGGGCGTCCTGGGAGAAGCGGAATGGAGCATCCGCTGGCCCGAGATCGAAGAGCTGAATGAGCGGGAGCGTGCTGAGGTAGCCGCCATCTGGAGCGGGTTGAACTCCAAGGCAAGCGGTCCAGTCGTGACGCCCGCAGAGATCAGGGACCGGGTGCTGCAGTTGCCCGAGCTCAGCGAAGAGGAGATCGCTGAGTGGGAGGAACGCCACCAGCGTCCCGACATCGAGCCCCCAGACGGGGAGGCGGGCGGGGTCGAGCCTCCTGAACCGCCCGTCGCAACCGCCCGTCATTTGGAGAGACCCCCAAAAGCGAACCGCCCGGCGCGCGGGCAGTAAGGCGTGTAGCCGAGAGGCACGAGGCCCAGTTCGCAGGGGCCGTTGCCAAGGCTTTGACTCCTGGGAGTATAAAGGAGCTTGAGGCCGCAGTGGAGACGGGGCTCGAGTCGTTTGTGTGGGCGG